ACTTTTAATGCATTACTGCATTCGGACCTTACAAGTTATCATAAACTTGATTTACCATCTGCTGTCGGTAGTGGGTTTGCTTTAAAAGATAGTTGGGTAGTTCCTTTAGTATTAGTTAGGTTCGCTTCTGATAAAATAACACTAAAGTATAGGACGCCAAACTTTGCAGAGGTATTTTTCGACGTAGCAGAGTTGCCTGATGAGTATGCTAATCCAGTTACACATACGAGCGATGCGTATTTCTACCACATTGACGATGGCTTAGGATCACATGTAAGAATTATTGATTACCCAAGATTAGTTAGCGTAGGCAGTAATAATTATAAGCCAGCAAATATACTGCACCAGCGGATACAAAATAATGAGAACTTTTTTGAGGAAAGCGTAAATTTTAGTTTACAAACAGAAGATACATCTAATGTATTACGCAAGTATCTAAAGGCGACAGAAAATAGAGTAGTAAATATAAGTATTTATAAAGCATCGGTAAACATGTCGAATGATACTGCTACTTTAGGTAATGCATTGTTTTCTGGTCGTATTGATTCATTAAGATTTGGTGATTTTGGTCTAATTGAATTTGAGGCAACTACATTATACAGACATGGGTATAAGGGCAGAATACCGTCAGGCAACTTCCAGAAAAAATGCTTGTGGAATGTGTATGGCAATGGCTGTTCGCTACTAGAGTCTAATTCACAAGTTACAAGCACAGTAGGCTCATTTACTAATGCTAAAGTCGTGTATACAGCTTCTTTCGTAACTCCTTCGGTTGGTGGCAATCCAAATGTGGACGAGTGGCTGACATTCGGCAAAATTACTATTAATGGTGAGGTTAGACTAATTACCAAGCATAATGCCACTACTAAAGAAATATTTATAAATGCACCATTTAGTGAAGACATTACTGGAGCAACATTTACAGCAATAGCTGGTTGTAATAAATTCAATACAACATGCGACAGTAAGTTTAACAATATATCAAACTTTATGGGCTTTCCGTTATTGCCTAACAGGCCATCATATATTGAAAGCATTACACCTAAGAGTGGCGCATCTAAAAAGTAAATGAATGAAAGTATATTTAAAAATAGTGAGTTATCAGACAAGCTAGTAGGAATCTGCGATAATTGGTTAGGCACGCCATTTTCTAGTCATGGTGCTTGTGTAGGTAGTGGGGTTAATTGTGGGAGATTAGTCTATTCAGTTTTACACGAACTTGGTGTCCTGCCTAAATTAGACATACCAAGAAAGTTTACGTCCAAGTCGGGTGGGAAAATGGCAACCAATCTGATAGAAACAATAGTTGCTGGGTCGGAGGGTATATATGAAGTCGATACAGTTGAGATAGGTGATGTAGTGCATGTAACAGAGCACCGAGAACTAAGCAATCATTTGGCGTTAGTTTACAATACTAAAGCGCAAACAATATTCCATGCTTGGCCAAACAAAGGTGTCATTATTTCACCGTATCGTGCAGTAAGAAAATATAAACATAAAATATATAGGTTTGTGTCGTGAGTGAAGTAAATGCAATATCAAGTGGTAGATCAAAAATTGGTCAGGAAGAAGCGTTTAATCCTCCAACAAGATCAATATACATTCCTGCAAAGGAGATAGTAAATGCGTCTCGCCCAGAGCCAATACCATTGTTCTACGGCACTATAAATAGATCATTTACTCAAATCGTTCCTGTATACGACATAGTTACATCTCAGAAAAAAGGTAGTGGTAAAGGTGGTAAAGCGGGAGGCAGTGGGCAGACACAATACAATTTTAGTTGGGGTGGTGTTATTGGTTGGGGGCCAGCATACAAACTAAACAAAATATTTAATGTAGACAAAGTTGTCTGGGATGACGGTATTGACTTTTCAGTTGATGCACCAGACACAGCGGAAAATGGCTATACAATAAACCTTACTGGTGAGTTAAATGGCACTATTAGGTTTTATCCAGGTGTGTCTAGTGGGTCTAATACGCAAGGCCAAGATCCCGATTACACTGCCTTTAGTATGGACTACGGCACTGGCACACCTGTAAATGTGGAGCTTGGAGCATACAAAAAACTAATACATTTTGTTGCCGATTCCATAGATATGGAGGGCCAAACATCCCCTGCAAACCTAAAGTTTGAGATTACACGTCTACCTGTTACTAATACGCCATTAAATTACGTATTACCTACAGCAAGCACTCATATTTACAATAATACTGACGCATACATACCAGAGATCATTTATGATTTACTTAGTAACCAAGATTACGGTGCTGGCATATCTGGTTTAGATGCGGCTTCGTTTGCTACAGCACAGAACACGTTAGTCACTGAAGAAGCAACCGGATTATACACTGCTGTAAGTCCAGAATGGGATTCATTTACAAGTCCTCGTCAAGCAGTAGGCGATTTGTTGCGTATTATTGATGGCTCACTAAAAGAGGAGAACGGAACAATATCGCTAGTATTGCACAGAAGTGCTGGAGCTAGTAGTCAGCTAACAATTGACATGTCAAACCTGTTAGCAGAGCCAAAAATTGATAATAGTCTACACGAAGACGTTTGGAACTATACCATAGTTAATTTTGAAAATCGTGATAATCAATATGGCGATGACTCATATGCTTTTGACGATTTAGCTAGTTTTAATATTTTAGACCAGCGGATTGAGAAAGAAATAAATTACAATGGTATTAAAAAATACGAGGTTGCAGCAACAGTAGCTACTAGAGAAGGGATAAATGGTGGCACACCAAAAACTATATATACTGCCGAGTGTATGCCAAGTGTTGCTGACACATTACAGCAAGGCGAATATGCATTATTAGATTATACACCACTAGGTATTAATCAATTGTGTCGAGTTGTTCAGGTTACTAGAGGCGGTAATTTAAATTTAGAATCACGTATTAAATTACTTGCCGTCCAAAACACAGACGTATCTAAATTTATACCACCAGCAGTTCAGGATTCTGTTTCTGGTTTAGTAGATCAGAATGGCAAAACTGACTTTGAGATAGACACATTTGTTCCATACGTTGCCTATGCTCCTACTGGTATGCACACTAATGGTTCGTGGAATTTAAACACAATAGTGACGGGTCAAAAGCCAGGTATAAATACACTTAGAGTTTTATATTATTCGGTAGCATACGGTGAAGCAGGTAGTGGATTAAATGCGACAACAAAAAGTCCTATAGAAGCAACGGAGTTTCCTGGCAAGATGGAAATACTTTGGTGGATACGTGGTGAGGACAATAGGGCTGTATTAAGAGTTAAATGGGATAGTCAGGATGATTACAACCAATTTAATACGCAATACGAAGCAAACAATGATAGCTCGTATTTATGGGTAATGCAGAGGCGATATGACAACCGTGGGTCGTTGCCAGCTAATGCAACTATTGGTGATCCTCCCTATGGTGGTCAAAAAGATGACCTACGTCCATATGCCATGTTATTTAAAGTTAATCCAGACTATGGGAATATTATAAATGACAATGATGGCAATAATTATTATTCCACATTAGAGGTTGATATGTTTGCCCAGCCATCTGACCTATCGTTGGGTAGTAATGATGGCGCACAGGAATTATGGGCAGAAAGCTCGCATAGTGAAGGAGCGTATCCAAGCTCTGTTGGCTTTGGTGGTGACTTAAGCACATACGTCGAATTAATACCACCTACACAAGGTGAGAGAACACACGTAGGTAGTTTTGCAGTCCCATACAATATAATTGGTGAACCATCAGACTTGCCACACGAATTGGTGCATACTTACAAACCCAGCGATGACACTGATGGCTTTTTTGGCTCATTTACTACACCAACAATTGACAGCAATACGCAGGTAGCTTCGGACACAAGCAGAACATACGGACACATAGTTCCGAATGGCGGTGATTTATGCGAACATTTAATTGTGGATGAATATTTCTATTTCGACAAAACTGGCCTGTCAAATGCAGATGACATTAGTGACCCAAGTAACTTGTCTGGTTGGACAGTAGATTATTCTGATCCTGATAATCCGAACAACAAGTTATACGATTTAGACGATTCAGATTATGCTTTGACTAATTGGGGAAATTTGATTGGCACACAATACTTTTACAATGAAAGCAATACAGTGCAAAGTAGCTCAAGACTACCTGGTATTGATGATGATTTAGATTACAACGCACTTAGAGGTGCAGCGACACAAATGGGTGTTAAGTATTTTACACCGGGTAACTATCCTGAGTTATTTGCTAAAAATAGATGGCCTATATCGGGAGTAGCTAAGATTGATTCATTGCAACAATATTTAGGGCGTAGATAGAGTTACTTGCAAGCACTGCAAGCACAAAAGCATAAAAACATTAAAACATTAAAACATAATGAACGTAGCAAATTTAATTTGGAATGAAACTGTTGGTAATAAGTGGGCTATTAGCAGTTTGCAAAGTGGAACATTTGGTTTAGTAGGTGTTAGAACAGACAGCATAGGATCCGGTATATCTGGTCCGCATTACTCATGGTCTGTTGTCAACTCACAAGAAATAGATGTAGTTAATCAGCCCACAGCAGTTGGCAATGTTTTTAATGGCACTATTAGATCATCAACTGTAACAAAAACAGGTAACTTGGTATTTCCTAATTCAACTGCAACTGTTTCTGGCCATTTATATATGATTGGCAGTATTGGCAGTGGTGAAGCTAGTAGTGTATTTACAGGTATTGGTGCATCTAAGGCAGAAGTAGGTGTGATATTTGAAGGTGGTGGTGGAACATGGAATCCAGCACAAGCAGGATCTAAAATTATAGAGATACCAAAGTTTACGGATCACAATGGTGCTTCTGCCACAGCATGTGTTGGACCTACTAGTTTAGACAGCATACCTACAACAGGATTACAGCCAGGAACAACTATAAATTTACGCACCGTCGAAAATGAAGTTGTATTTTATAGACTAATAGATACTTCCGAGTTATCTGGTGGAACTATTGCAATAAATGGAACCACATATGGTCCAACTTTTAGTAATAGTTCAGACATAACAATACCTTTAGATAATTATAATTCTGGTTATATATGGGCAAGACAACCAGCGGTAGCAGGATCATCAAGTTCATTGGGAACTGCGAATCAAACACTTACTGGCAACCGTGATATTACGCTATCTGGTAACACACTAGACATTATTGGTAATACATATACTGCATCATTTAGTGCTGATGGCAATATGTCTACTGGTGGGCTTATTAGTTCAGGTGGTGTAGTTACATCTACATTAAGTGTTTCAGGTGGCTTTACTGACAGTGTAGCTGCAAATCATGTAGTTGATGGTGCTATAACATTTAATGGCTCACCAATTTTTTCTCAGGCAATACAGCATAATGGATACAATAATGCTGCGCCAGTAAATGGTGATAGGTGGTATGACAGTAATACCAAAAGAATGGTCAGTAAGGTTAATGGAATATCATTATACAATGACAGGTATATGTATATTGGGACTGGTGGCACTAAAGAAACGTCAAATGTGGACCCAATTGACATGTTTAATCACACAAATGACATAGGAACTTTGACGATACCAGCAAATGCAATTGATCGAGATAGAATTTTAAGAGTGCATCATACAGCACAATATTACCAGTTAGGCGACCAAAATGTAGAATTACTAGTTACACTAGGCGGTAATACAATTGGTAATTGGACAATGACAGCATATAGTCAATATGACACAGATCAGGAAGTAACACTTACGTTGTTAATTGATATACCATTACTGTTAGACGGCTCTAATTTTGATGCACTAGCTAACTTTACTGGTATATACGCAAGAGATTATGTGTTTAATGGTGATCTGTATGGTTTTGCAAATCGTCAAACGGCTACAGTTTCTTTACCACGCAACACAGCAGTTGATTTATCGGCTACTTTTGATTTCCAAAATACTGGTGAGACATATCATCCAAAAACAACTACTGTTGAAGTTATATAACGTCAATTGACTTAAAAACACCCAATATTTAGTATTAATATAT